AAATACCCGCAGCGGCTACACCAGCGGCGTTGACCGTCTGGCGGAGATGTACAGGGAGGAATTTGGGAATGGATAAACAGGAAGCGTACCAGATTCTCACGCTTTTACAGGCAAATTATCCCGATTCTTTCCGGGGGATGTCCAAAGAGGCGGCAAACGTGAAAGTCAATCTTTGGGCGGATATGTTCTCCGAGGAGCCATTTGAGGCCGTTGCCGCCGCTGCAAAAGCGTACATAGCGACGGATACCGGCGGCTTTATGCCCACCATCGGGAAGCTGAAAGATATGCTCCATCGGATGCAGTCACCCCAGCAGATGACCCAGATGGAGGCATGGGGGTTGGTTGCGGGTGCACTGAGAAACAGCGTGTACGGCGCGGAAGACGAGTTTCGGAAACTGCCACCGGCGGTACAGCGGACAGTTGGAAGCCCCTCCCAGCTCAAGGAATGGGCGCTGATGGACGCAGAAACGGTGCAGTCCGTGGTTGCATCGAATTTCCAGAGATCCTTCCAAGTGTGCCAGAAGCGGGAGGACGATTACCAGAAGCTCCCCGGAGCGGTAAAGAGCTTTATCGCCGAGCTGGCCGGGAAGATGGACTTTGAAAAGCTACCGGAAGGCGGTGGAGTATGAAAAACGAAGTAGACGGTGAAAAGGAACGCCCCGGCCAGTACATCGATTCGGGAAGCCCATTTTGCAGAAACTGCACGCGGGACGATTGCCCCACCAATGGGGACGGCTGCAAGGCGTGGGAAGAATATTTCGTAGCGAATTGGAACGAAAACATCATGAAATCAATTGGAACCAACAAAAAACAACGCCAATTTTTCCGGTACGAACACCCGGATTTGGTGAGAGAGGGGATTGTTTTTGAGCATGAGCAAAGCGAAAATGTACGGCTGTTTCAAGCCAGCGACGCGGAATTGCACCCCGCCCAGGTGGGGGAAAGTCCCTCGGTGGAATAAAGGAAGACAGAAAGGAAATGGGAAATGAGCAACGTTGTAGAACAGCTTACGCCAAACCCCGTAACCCACGAGCATGGAGAAAATGGGTGTTGCAAAAACCCAAGGGCATGGGAAATGGAAATGATGCACCAGGTATGGGCCGCCGGGCTCCATGATGCCGCCAATTGCTTTCAGGATGCGCTTGAAGCAAAGTGGAAGATTGAATCTCAGCAAAAGGCGAAGCCGAAAACAAACAGTGACAGAATCCGAGCTATGACGGACGAGGAATTAGCAAAAATCCTTAACGGCGGATTCCCTCAGGGAGGAGGATGCCCTCCGGGAGGAGCAAAGTGCAACGGGCGCTGCGGGCTCTGCTGGCTCGACTGGCTCCGCTCTCCGGTGGAGGCGACGGAATGAAAGTTCTGATAGCCTGCGAGGAATCGCAAACCGTGTGCAAGGCGTTCCGGGCGCGGGGCATGAAGCCTATTCCTGCGATATTCAGGAGCCGTCCGGCGGGAAACCTGAATGGCACATTTTGGGTGACGCTCTGGAAGCCATCAAGGGCGGCACAATCGTCACCATGGACGGGCAGGTGCATGATGTTGGGCGGTGGGATTTGCTGATAGCACATCCGCCGTGTACATATCTGACGAATGCCGGGGCTGTAAGAATGCGGAGAAACGGCGAAATCGTCCCGGAACGATATCACTTGGCAATGGAAGCAAAAGCGTTTTTCATGGAATTTTATAACGCCGATATTCCCATGATTGCGGTGGAAAATCCAACGCCTATGAAAATTGTTGAATTGCCGCCATATACACAGGCAATACAGCCTTACGAGCATGGCCACCCCTACAGTAAGCGGACTTGCTTGTGGCTGAAAGGGTTGCCAAAACTTTACCCGACGCAAATCGTTACCAATCACGAACCGTATGTAAATGGTGGATGCAAGGACGCTCACGGGAACTACCGCAGATTCCAGGGCAGAAAAGAACGAGATCAGAAAACTCGTTCAAAGACCTTCCCCGGAATTGGAAAAGCTATGGCGGAACAGTGGGGTGTCCTACCATGCGAATAGTGGGCAGGAGCTGCTGAATCTAGAAAGGATGCTGGATAAATGGCCAAGAAACGATTTGTAAAGCTGCTCATGTCGAAAGGCGTTAAGCGGAACAATGCAAACAGGATTGCGCAAGAGTTCCGGAAAGGGTCTTTGCCCTATGAATTTGCATGGATAGCTTTGGAGTGGAGATTTTTGGGAGAATGAAAACAAGCGATAAGCCCGGGGCAACCCGGGCGGGAAGGAGAAAACATGGATGAAATCAAATTGAAGCCCTGCCCGTTTTGCGGGGGTAACGTTAGCATTATTCTGTGCGATGACGAAGGAAATCTGCGTGATGAGGCATATAGAGAACATCCCTATAGTGGGCTTGGCTTTAAGCTTCACCACGCTCACGAGGAAAACCCGGAATGCCCGATCGCAAGGTATGAGTGCGATGGCGGGATTTTGGGCGGTGTGTATACTTACGACACGGAAGAACAAGCTGCTGAAGCATGGAACCGGAGGGCTGACAATGGCTAACGCGGTACTTATCAGCATCCGCCCGGAGTGGGTGGAGAAGATTGCCAACGAGGAAAAGACAATCGAGGTTCGCAAGACAAAGCCGCATTTGGAAACGCCTTTCAAGTGCTATATATACTGCACAAACACAAGGCCGTTCCTTGTGTGGGGTGATGTTTTCCGGGGCGCTTGGGTTACGGAGTTTACCCGTCTTTCGGGGTATGGCAGAGCAGAAGCAGATAGAACATGGGACGTTTTCAACGGGCATGTTGCCGGGGAATTTGTATGTGACTGGGTTGAAACCATCAAGGCGGCAACAGAACCGTATGGAATCTACGATATGGGTGATTACTTTGTGGCGCAGACTAGGCTTGTGGACGGTGCTTTGTGGGACTACGGAAAAGGTGCAACACTGTACGGCTGGCACATTTCTAAGTTGGAAATCTACGATACGCCGAAACCGCTGAGCAAATTCAAGGGGTTGCGGAAAACGAAATTTGGATATGCGCCTGTTGAAATCAAACGCCCGCCCCAGAGTTGGTGCTATGTGGAGGAACAGTAATGGCCTTACGTAAACTTGCTCTGATGCACCGTTTTTTTGGCGTTTTGGATGGGCATACGTGCCGGGAGTGTAGCAACTTCATAAAGGGCAAGTATCACGATAAAGTGCTTTGCAAATGCAAAGTATACGGGCTTACCCATAGTAAAGCGACGGACTGGGCGGGACGATGGATGGCTTGTGGGGCATTCAATCGGGCAATAAGCCGCCGGCCCCTTGAGAGAGAAGTCGTCCCGGAACGGAAGCGGAAAGAGGCCGACAATACGCCCATTGATGGGCAGATTAGTTTGGAGGAATTGAAATGAGTGATTACATAAGCCGGGAAGCGGCGCAAAAAGCCTTTGAAAATACAGATGCGGATGTATGTGAAAGCTACCCGGACGGAGCCTGCGATTGGGGCTTTGGGATGAAAAACATTCAGGAAGTGATAGATGGAATTCCCGCCGCCGACGTGGAGCCGGTGCGGCATGGGGAGTGGTTGCGAACTGACGATGATTGGAGCAGTCTTGTAACAATCCAATGCTCTGCCTGCGGCGGAGAATGGTGCTTTGAGTTTGACGAGGATGTGCAACTGTTGGGGTACAACGTCGGAACTTCTGCCAGCTTAGAGCGTGGAAAAATTACAAGAGTATCAGAGCATACAGCAGAAATCAGCGGCAAACGTAGAGCGGAATACAAGATTGTCAGGGTTAATTCTGTGAAACCCACGATGGGTAACACATGGATTCCGTGCAGCGAGAGGTTGCCAGAGAAAGCGGGATTTTACCTTGTCGTTACTCCTAGAGGGATTGAAATTATGGAGTTTTCTAGTGGGGACAAACGCTATCGGGAAACTCCGTGCTTTGTGAGTGAGGCGCTGGGGAAAGTTAGCGGATACGTTACCCACTGGCAGCCGCTTCCAGAATTGCCGAAGGGGTGACGGAAAGTGATAGACTGCTTCAACTACCAATGCTTGTGCAGAGGGGTGAATGAGGGCAAGCCTCC